CCTGCCGCGCCGCCCCCGCCGCCAGTATTATAAGGGGATGTGTTGTAGTATCCGGAACCGTTACCGCCCGCATACGCGGTCGTTCCCACGGATGACACAACCGTGCCGCCCGGAGAGGTAGTTCCGGGATTAGCCGAACCGCCGACGCCACCTTGCGCTAGAACTCCTTGGCTAGTGAGCGTAGGCGCTGCATTGGATACGATATTAGCCCATGAATTGGATGGAGCGTTAGCGCCGACGCCACCGGGTGAAACATTGACATAAACGGTTGCGCCGGGAGAGACGGCTAAATTGATGGTTTTCGCATAGGCGCCGCCGCCGCCGCCGCCGCCGCCAGTACCGCCGCCGCCGCCGATTGCCTCAATAGAGTAAAGAGTGTGGATGCCTGTAGGAACAGTCCAAGTCGTTGCGCCCGTTGTATAGACTATGACCGTGCCATGAGAAGCATTCGCTTGTGAGAATGCTTTAAACCCCTGTGCCGATAAAGCGCCTTTTGTCGAGAGCAATTGAGCGTCGGCGAATGGGGCGCAGCAAAGCGCGGCAAGTATCGAACTATAACGTAGAAAATTATTCACGATCATTTATACTGTGTGACCGAACATAGTTCGATATAGGTTGCGGAAGCGGTTTTGAGTATCGAGCAGGTATAGGCATCGATGCTGGACGCGTCGCCTGACGACGGGGCGCTGCCGCCCTGCCATTTCGGTGTGACGCTAGAGGAGTCTATGGCGAATGCACTAGGATAGTATGCGGTAGAACCTTGAGTCACCAACATGACGGTAGTGACGGAATCGCCGACAGCCATAGCCGTATTCATGGAAGTACCGGATGACCACGCCCAATTGAGTGTGAAATTGGTTGACGCATTGGACGTATAGTATTGAATCGCGCCCGATGCGACATAGAAATTTTGCGTGGAGGACGGGGCGGCAGCGACAACATCGACTGATTCCGCGCCATTGGTTATATTGACAGCTTCGAGAGCGGAACTGCCCGGAGCGGCAGAACCTGCGGCCAACGCGCTTGCTTTTCCCGCTATGAGGCTTGTTGCAGTCCCGGAGAGATTGGTAGCGGTCATAGAGGTAGGCGTTCCGCCTGCGCCGTTATAGAGCACGGGAGCGCCTGCGGAGCCTACATTGACGCCGAGAGCCGTTTCGACGCCGGTCCCTAGTCCGGTTATACTCCCTACAGCAGGCGCAATGGTTGCCGTGGTAACGGTCGTCAACTGACCGGCGGCATTGTAGGTAATCACAGGCGTTACAGTAGTGCTGCCAGTTGGCCCCGCTGCCGTAATCACGCCGCCCTCTGCAACCTGATTTGTGGCAGTTCCGAAGGTTGGAGTAACCGCACCCGCCGTCACTGTCAGGCCAGTGCCAAAACTCGCCACACCTTTGACACTGGAGGTAGCTGTCGCAACCGTGATCGCGCCAGCAGTATCGGTGATTATTGTGCCATCCGGTTTGACGCATCCGAGTTGCGAGGTGGTCGCCGTTGCGCAGGCAACAGCGCCACTCGTATTTGTGAGCGTTGCGCCGTCCGTGCTGACAATCCCGAGCGTTGAAGTCGTCGCCGCAGGGTAGGATGTTGCATTCGTAAGCGTAATGCTGGACGGTGTGCCGCCCGCCCCATTCAAGACAACAGGCGCTCCAACCGTGCCGACATTGATTGCAAGCGCAGTTCCTACGCCAGTACCTAAGCCAGTAACGCTGCCAATTGCTGGGGTGATTGTGGCGCTGGAAACGGTGGTAAGCTGTCCAGCCGCGTTGTAGGTAATAATCGGTGCAACCGTGGCGCTGCCAGTTGGGCCGCCAGCCGTGATTGTACCGCCTAACACTACTTGTCCTGATCCCGTGCCAGTCGCCTTCTCGCCAAGCTTGCCGCCATTGTTGTATTCAATAGCGCCGGTTGTGCCGCCACTGATTGTTGTAGTTCCAACAGTTATAGATGTACTTCCAGAACACGAACCAGCAGTCCAAGCGCCCGCAGCTCCAATCAAGCAATCTCCATCGACCTCGGCCACGCCAGCCGGAGCATTAGTTGAATTGCTGATAACCACATCGCCAGTAGTCGGCCATGTGACAGAAGCTCCACCCCCACTATTTCCATAGTTGGTATGCGTGTCTGCCAGCGCAATCCCAGAAATAAGGATAAGAAGTAAAAGGAATTTTTTCATGATTACCATCCTATTGCAAACCAAAATAAATCAATCACATTCGTGAGATTAACAGATGCATTTCCAGTATTGACCACAGCAGTAAATCCAGAAGTGCTAGATGCCGAAATATATTGCGTGATCGCACCCCATAAATTCGTCGGAGAATTATTAGCAATAGTTAAAACAGAACCAAGAGCAGTTGGGAAAGCCGTAGGGAAAGTGACCGATACCGATCCGTTTGGCGCTCCTGTACTGACCGCGCCAGAGATTCCCCACTGAATGATAACGCCGCCGGGTAATTTTTGATAGCCATTCGCTGCAAGCAACTGCGGGATGGAACCTGCTGCCAATGCCGTCGCAAGCGCCGCCGTGCCGCCGATGTTCAGTGCCGCCGCCGTGCCGGTAATGTTGGTTCCGACAAGCGCAGATGGTGTGCCAAGGGCGGGCGCGACCAATGTCGGCGAAGTGGATAAGACCACATTGCCGGTTCCGGTGGTTGACAATGATTCTCCCCATGCGCCGCCCACAGATTGCGGTATGCCCGCGCCAGGTATCGCCGCCGGCAGACTGAGCGCCAACTCTGCCAGCACGAAGGCAGTCGTCGCAAGCTGCGTGGTGTTGGTGCCATTGGCCGGTGTCGGCGCAGTCGGTGTGCCGGAAAACCCCGGCGACACCAGCGGCGCGAACCCAGCGCCAATTGCGGCTACGTTCACGTTGACTTGCGACACGATCCAGTTGAAATTTGCCATCACTGGAACGGCATCGGCGGTGGTTCCATCGACTATATTGTTTGGTAGTGGGTTGATGATTGCCATGATTATCCCTTAAGTCTGATTTCCTGTGACTGCTACCCAACCGACAAGAGCCGATGTAGTTTGGTCAGTAAAATGTATGCCATCGGTAGAGTAAGCGGCAATCGCATCAGCTTCACTGACCGCTACAAATAATCCGTATGCATAGGTAACTGCTATCCACTCTGTAGCCGCTGGCATACTTCCTGCTGCCCATGTTTTCCCATCGGTTGAATAAGCGTTAGTTTCACTTCCGTATTGCATTGCCACAAATGTTCCACCACCGTAAGCTACTCCGGAGCAATTACTGTCAACTGGCAATGTCGATTTAGTCCATGTTATACCGTCTGTTGACCACATTGCCGCCGCTCCTAATCCATTACTGGAAACCGCAACGAATAGCCCATTTCCGAAACAAACGGCCTGCCACAACAATTGTAATGGCGTTGGTAAAGTACGTTCTTGCCAATTTATGCCATCAGTCGATGTAGCAGTGACATTGCTCGCCGCAACCGCTACGAATGTTCCATTGCCGTATGTGACCGCAGTATATGACTGGGTACTTAGCGTGCTTGCATGCCACGTCTTGCCATCTGTCGAATATCCCGCCGTTGCGCCTCCATTTGATCCAGCTGTTACCGCTACAAAAACCCCATTACCAAATGCCACCGCCCACGCTTGATTGCTAGGCATTGTTGATGCAGTCCATGTATTGCCATCAGAAGACCATGCTGCCTTGTTTGTATTGGCGGCGACTGCCACATAAAGACCTTTTCCATATGTTACACTGGCCCATCTTGCGCTTGATGGGAGTGTCCCTGTCGTCCAATGAATGCCATCCGGCGTGCTGGATGTGCTTGCAGAATTCCCGACCGTAACAAATAGCCCTTGATTGTACGGCGTGGCGCTTGCTTCGTTCGATGCCGGTGATTCCCCGGTTGAATTAACAGTAGTCACTACATAGTAATAAGTGGTTCCGTCAGATAGTCCGGTATGCGTGTATGGGATTGTGGCGTTCGATATTTCTGTCCCTGCTTTCCCGGTTCCTGAAACAAGCGACCAATACAGATTGTAGGATGATGCCCCGGCTACCGTAGTCCACGATTCTATCGTTTCCTCGTACCCTGCAACCGCCGATAAGACCGGCGCAACTGGTGGAAGTGCCGGTGGAGGTTGAATAATGACATTCGTATATCCACAATCCCTGTATTTGAAAAACGACGTGCCGATTGCCATCGCATAAGAAGACGCTCCGCTAATCTCGATTGCCATTTTCTTGAAAACAAGAGGCGCAGTCCAAGGAGTATAATAAGTCTGCGGTTGTGCATTCGGAGAGGTCCATAGAGTGCTATCCCCCCAATTGAAATTTCCCCATGTCGGAAATGGAAATTCCAAAGTTACTGTGCAATTTCCTATCTTTGAAAAGGTATCATCAACCGCAGTTATAGTGTATGTCTGAACTGTTGATTGCGCCGAAAGTTCTATCGTGCTTTCGACTACTTGCTTAACATTCATGTTAGGCGTTTTGGGAAACATCGAGCTTTGGAGATAAATGCTTAAAGGCGCTCCGTAGTCGTTATATACCGAGTCCAATTCAGGCAAATATTGACTGCCGAATATCTTGGCATTCTGCGTTGAACTAGACAGCAAGAAATAATTACCTGCCTGATCAGCACAATCGTATTGGAAAGTGTGCGGGCCATTCCAGCGCCGGTTAGTCACATCGAACCAGTAATCATTCGTACCGCCAACTCCTCGCACAACTGTTGACAAGCACACGCGATAAATAGCTCCGGTAAATGCCGCTGCCGCTCTTGTTGGCGTAGTTATGCTTTGGAATGGCTGCTGAAGATCAGGAACGAGGCTATAGGCGCTGTTTGTCAGCGGAAGTACCGCTCCTACCGATGACACGTAATACGGGCCGTCGATGCCGATGAAAATCATTCCTACTGGGGTTTGCACAATCGACCGAGGCGACAAGCACCCGATATTCAGGGAAAGGTAATTTTGCGCCAGGCTGTTGGTGATCGCTTCATCGCCAGTCACTTGCCAGATGTTGAACTGCTTGAACACGATCAGCGCCCCGATCACGCCCGCCGATGTGGTCGTAATCGGCAAGCCGCCATAAGCGACAATCGGCGTGGCGTCGCCGTGGGTGAGCGCCTGTCCAGCCGTCGCCATATTTGTCGGCAGAAGAACATCACTGAAGTACGAAGCATTGCCGCAGGCGAAATAGGCGCGATTGTTGAAATTCGTGACAGCAATCGGCACGGATGGCAGCGGGAACACGCCAGTATTCGTCGCATCCCAGATCGGCGCCGCAGGATTGCCAAGGTTCAGGATGCCAAAGAATACGCCGCTGGCCGAAGTCATTGCTTCTGCGCTGATCGGGCTGGAAACGGTATTGTTGATCGAATAAATCCCCGCGCCGCCATACGTGCCGCTGATGAACCCGGTAATCGAGGTTCCAGCCGGAACACTCGCCCCAGCGACATTGCTGCCAAGACTGGTCACGCCAGACGGCGCGGTAATGGTCAGCGTCGAGCCGGTGATCGCGCCAGTGAATGAGCCGGTCGCCACGTGGCCGGTGAAACCCGGACTGGTAAAAATGATGTTGTCGCCAACCATCGCCATCGTCGGCGGTATCCAGTCTCCGGAAGTGGATTGCGTGGCGGGCACGTTCGCTGCGGTGATGTTGCTGATCGGGAGAAGCGCTGCAGTCGCGATATTGTAGGCAAACGGCTGGTCATAGCCAGGATTAAGCGACGACGACACCAGGCCGTAGACAATGCCGCCGATGTTCGCGAACACCGAAATGAACGTCGCGCCGGGTATCAGGTTGGCAAGGTCAACAATGGGTTGGCCAACGCCGGGGCGGCAGACGACGAATTCGGGATTGCTTTGGTCGAATATCAGGTTTTGCAGCGACAGGCATGCGCCGGGGAATTTCTCGGTGCTATCCCAGGCGTTGGTCAAGCCCTTGGGAGTGAATTTTACCGGATAATCTTTGATCTTCGCCATGGCTCATGTCAAGGAGAACGGATCGACTTTGTTTGCAGGAAGGTTTCCGCGCAGCCGGAACCGGCGCGGGTCAAGTTGGATTTCCTTGACGACGTTCTGCTCATCGCCCTGCTCAATCAGGTATGGGCGAAGGATATTTTCGGCCATTTGTTCAAACTGCGCCATTCGATCATCGTCCGTGGTTCTCATCATGCGGGCCGCAAGCGCCGTCATGAGGTAATCCTGATCGGCGAACCAAGGAATTGCATTGCTCGACTGCGGCGTAGCGATATCCGGCTGCACAAGGTAATAGCGATGCGTCAGCGTGATTACGGTGCCGGATTGCGGATAGACGTAGAAGATGCCCACGCCCCCGGTGGGAACCGCCGACAGGTCGCTGGCCCACTCATACGGATAACTTGCAAGCCCCTGCTGCTGCGTTTCGGCGTCGTATTCCTTGAGCGAACACGGATTCAGGAAATACGGAACGCTGGACACCAGATAGAACATGTTGTAGGTGCGCAGGTAGTTGGCCGGGAGATTGAACGGGCCGTTGCTGTTCGTCGTGATCGGGATATATTCGGTTACGAGGTTGGCCTTCAGGTCGCGCTTCAGCGACAAGTCATTCAGGACAAGATTCAACTGCCGACCGGCCAGCGCAGTATAGCCTGGGCACTTGGCAATTGCACAAGCATCTTGCACTATCTGCGCGGCGGTCATTGGCATTTTAGGCTACCTTCGCTTTGGCTGCGGCGATTGCTTCGCGGCGACGTTCGATATCCTTCTTGATCGCCTCGATGTTGGTCGCCGATTGGTCGATTACCTTCTGGCTGTCAGCGTACTGCTTGCGCTGCGTCGAAGTCGGCTTCTCGGTTTGCTTGAACACTTCGCGTTCGGCCTGCAAGCCCTTGATGTGTTCCATCACTTGGTCAAGCCCCTTCAGGCGTTGCTCAAGGTCGGCCTCCATCAACGGAATCGAACTGCGCGTCACTTGCCGCGACAACAGTTCATCGAACATGTCGAGGCGGGCCGCGCACGTTTCCAGGTCGTCGCCGGCATAAAAGAAGCCCGTCATATTGACGGTCTTGTCGTTCGATTGGTCCAGCTTCACGCTGTAGCTGAACTGCCCGGAAACCGCTTGCGGCGGCATCACATCTTCTGCATTGGTATTCATTATGCTCTGTCCTTACGTTGACGGCGATATGCATTCGGGTTATCACCATGAATATTTTTCTCATGCTGCCAGCATTGGGCAACTCGGGCTTTAATGTCGGCCAGGCCGTGCTCGGTGAACTCGTAAGTGCCGCCGATGTAATACTCGCGCCCATTGGTGGACAGCGGATTGAACGCCGGAGGAACGTCGATCTTGTACGCGTACAGAGGGAACTCGATTTCCTTCCAAATCTGTTTTTTCACATCGCGCTCTGTCGGATTGGCGCACGCCTTGACACGCAAGGTTTTCCCGGTCGCATGCTCTTCATTGTTGGAGCCGAATTCGGCCAGCGCATGCGCCATCGATTCGGCGGCGGTTCGGGCGGTTTTTTCAATTGCAAGTTGCGCCTTCAATTCCTCCATCTGCTCCAAGAGCTTTTCGATTTCCTGTTCGCTTCGTGCCATGACTATCTCCCGAATGACCGATGTTCAACATGTCCGGGCGGAAGCGCTGGTTTTTCAGCGACCGGCTCGGGTTCTTGCGGTTTTTCAGCGACCGGCTCGGGAGCCAATTCACTTTCTTGCGCTACTTCATTTTCGTCAGGCATTTGAAACTCCTAAAAAAGGCCGGGATGGGTTACACCCCGGCCAAGGGGGGGAAGGACTACTCGGTTGCCGTACCCGCCGAATAGCCGACGCTAAACGCGCTGGACGATTCGGCACGGGCCATATAGGCATTGTTCAAAATGATGTTGCCGTACATCGTTTTCCATGCGGCAACTTTGGTTTGATTCATCGGATCGTACTTGTCGGGCATCGTCAGGTAGGTGTACTTGATGTTGTCCAGCATGCAGGTGCCGTATGCATCCTTGCCAAAGAAGAACGTGGGGAACACGGTTACGCCAGTGGCGGGCGCGGCAGGCGGCGTTTGCGACACGCCGACGCCGGTCAAGATCACAGTCGAGCCAGAAGCCAACTGCGTTGCTTGGCCTGCCAGCGGGCCGGTTGCCGGGCCAGATGCGCTTGTCGCCAAGTTCACTGGAGCCGTCGTGGTGCCGATATAGACGTTGAACACGTACCCGGCCAAGGTCGGAAGCGTCAAGCTGATCGAACCGGCGCCGGAGCCGCCGACAGTCGTCACGGTAGCCACCTGATAAATCTGCTGCTCGACCGATGTCAAGGTCGGTGCGGCAGTGACTTGCAGATAGTAGGTGCCGTTTGCCAATGAGCCGCCAGTGGCGGACGGCGCACCCGCGCCGACCGTCGCAACGCCGGTCCAGTACGGAACCATGTTGCTGGTGCAGGAGCGCATGCCGCCCCAATAGCCAAGATCGCTATTGTAGAGCCGGTCCACGTCGCTGTAGGCCCAAGCCGTGGCAATGGTGCTGTTCTGCCGCATGTCTTGCTCAACCAGGTTGTGCATGACCGCGATGTAGTGCGCCATCGACGAAGGATTCTTCGGCTTGTGGGTTGCGCCGGCGGTTTCAAAAATGTCCGTTCCTTCGGAGCCGTCGAACATCGGGGCGCCAAAGGTGGTCAGCGAACCGAGAATCTTGGCGTATTCCAGCGGCGTCAAAACGTCGGTAGCGACCAGGGCGGCGCGGTTGGCGCGGCCATTGGCATAGTTCACCTGGGAGCCGGTCATCAGGGTAGCGAACGCATTGCGCTCAATGGTTTCGACTTGCTGAATCGCCAGCAGATCGGTCGCCTTCTTGAAGAGCGGGTGAGCGATCGTCATGTCGGCAACGTCGGTCACGCGCACCAAGTCTCCCCACTGTTGGGCGGTCGCATTGACCTGGGCGATGGTGACTGCTTGACCGGCAGCGGCCACGCCTTCGGACAGTGGCGCGAACGGCAGCGGCAGGCGCTCATAACGCGTAGCCGTGTAGATCACACCTTGGTTTTTCGGAATGGTCAACTTCTCGCCGAACTGCGAAATGACGATCTTGCGCTGCGCGATGCGAAGAGTCTTTTTCGCAATCAGCAACTCGATATCGTTGGCGATAGTCTGGTTTGTCGCGCCCGGCGAATAATTGGTAACGCCGCGAGTAAAAATCGACAGTAAAAATTTCTTCATGGCAAACTCCTGATTAAATACGTATCCCACTCAGGCGTTTCTCGATGGCTTCAATGCTATCGCCCTTCGCCGTGCCGGATGATGTTGCGTCCGACTTGGCTCCGGGCAATTTGCCACGATTAGCGCCGCCGCTTGGTTTCGTGGATTTCGTTGCCGCTTTGAACTTTCCATCCAGCATATCTTGACCCATGAGCAGCGCAAGCAATGCCTTGCGCGGCGCATTCGGATTTTGCTTCTTCATTTCCTCGACTTTATCCTTGTACCGCTCTGCGGCCTTGGGGTTCGTCACGGAAATGCGATCAAATTCCGCTTGGTCTTTCAAATCTCTAGCTTCAGCGAGTGCTTGCTGGCTGTTGAACTCAGCGGCCCGGGCGCTACGTGCCGACTGGATGTTGTACTTCACCCATCCGTCTGCATCGGGATTTTTCAGCAATTCCTCTTCTTCCTGCCAAAGGCGCTGTGCTTCGGTCGGTCCGGCGCTCTGCGATGGTTGCCGACGTGCGGCCTCCAACTCTTCACGAGCTTTGCGATGATCATCCTCTGCCTTTTGGGCGCGTTCGCGAAGGGTTCTGATTTCCTTTTGCGCACGCGATTCCGGTTTCTCGGAATGCGTTTCAACCTCTTCAGTTTCGGTTTCTTCGGTTTCGGTTTCGGCCTCTTCAACCTCTTCCTCTTCCGTTTCTACTTCCTCGGCTTCGGTTTCGACATCTTCGTCAACACCACGGCAAAAAACCGTCTGCAACAATTTCCACAATAATTTGTTCATTTCCTGTTCCTATGTTCGGTTACGCCGAGCGGGCGAGTGGGCGCTTGACGGGCGCAAAGCGAGTGTGTTCGTACTGCTTCAGGTGTTGCCGACGTTCCGCGTGGGAAGGGTAAAAACGATTCCCTTCTTTCTCGAAACGCAAAAAATCAACCAATGCCAATGCATGCCCGAACGTCGCGGCAAACTCATCGGCTTCAAGCTCTTGCTTTCGGCACAGTTTGAAAAAGTTCCAGGGATTGGTCAGCAAGCAAAGCAATCCCTTTTCAACATGCCGATTTTCGACGTGTCCCTGTTCGTGTGCCAATATCGCATTGCGCATTGCGAGCGGCAGCATATCGAACCGACGACCAACTACTATGCGCCGCACCCAGAAAAACGACCAGGAGCGGGCGATGATGTCGTCGTCGATACGCGTGATCTTCATTACAGCGCCTTCACGCCCTTGTTGATCCAGGTCGAAGTCTTGGCGGTAAGGTTGAGATTGACCTGATACGTTCGGCAATAGTTGCTTGCAATGGTCGCCGTACCCACAATTGTTGTACTGGAGTCGCCAGCCGTGAGGGTTGCCGTATGAGTCGTGGTGTCATTGATGATGTCGATCGAGAAGTTGAATTGCCCATCTGCCGGGATGGTGTTCGGGTAAGCGGCAAGCAGCGCGGCGGTGGTCGGCAATGTCAACGTGAAGTCGCCGCTGGCGCCGGCCTGCAAATCCCAGACGCCAGCGGGAAAGGCGGCCGCCGGAACGGTTGCCGCCGTGCTGGAGCCGGTAGACAGGCAAACGATCGCCTGACTGACCATCGCATTGATGTTCCGCAGTTGCCCATCCTTTCCGAAGTCGGAAGAATTGTCGGTAACGATGCTGTTACCAAGACGGCCAATGGTGCGGGACGGGTAAGAAGTGGTGTTGGCTGAAGACATGACGGCTCCTTATTGCAGTTGAACGACCGGCCCGTTACCGTCGATGCTGATACCGGAAACGGTGGTGCAAGCGAAAGCCGAGGATAAGGAAAACGCAAGGCAGGTAAGCAAAAAGGCAAGACGTTTCATTTCATTTCTCCAAAGTAATTAAATTAACCGCGTGGTGTTGCGCCCGCCATCTGGTCGGGGTGGATCGCTCCGGCTGGCTGCTGCGCGGCCTTGCCTGGTGCTGGTTGTGCGCCTGGGCGCGGTGTGCCTGCAACGCCAGGGGCGCCGCCGCCCGGTACGCCGGGTTGCCCCGGTTGTGGCTGCATTGCCGCCTGCGCCATCTGCCGCTTCTTCTGCAATTGCTGCATGTGCGCCTGCATATGGTTTCTGATCAGGCCCGCCGGGTCGCCGGATTTCTCGCCGGCGGTGTGGTGCGCCTGCAAGTGCTCAACATCGTTGTCAGCTTCATGGACCTCGGTCGGGATTCCGTTGATCATCATTTCGTTTTCGGTTTCCGGCCCGATGGTGAACTTGTTCCTGTCGTCAATCAGAATGCGCCCGGACATTTCGCTGCCGAACACGTTGTCTGTCAGGATCTCCAAGATCGGCGCAATGTCCAGCTTCCGGCCATTCAACTGCTGCGGCGGGATGCCGCGCAGCACATTCATGGTCGAGATTTGCTGTTGCATGTGCTGCATGTTCTGCACGTACTCGGTGCCAACCCATTGGAAAAAGTACCGATTCCCCCATTGGTTGGGAGGGATTTTCTGCATCTGCGCCTTGACGCCGATCTCTCCCATCGTCAGGATGGTGATTTCTTCATCTCGAAATTGGCAATCGTACTCAAACATGCGCTCAAGCAGCGGCGTCAAAATCTCTTCCTCGAAGCGTTCAGCATGATCCAAGATCGGAACGGACGATTCCTGTTGCTGCGCACCCATGGCGTTGGCATTCTTCCGGCCCGCTGGCATCTGGCCCATCATCATGGGATTGACGTCCATCGCCTGCTGGATGCGCTGTTCAAGAACCTGGGCATTCTGGACCGCCTCTTTCCAGACAGGAGGGAACTGCGCGAATTTCGTAGTGTTCGGGTCCACCGGCCACACCGACGCCAAGCCGATAACCAGCGTGGCCCAATTCGGGTTCTTCTCCGGGTCGATCATCGTGATCGGCATGTTCGAGTACATGGCGCTGTCCTGCCCCATGTTGAACGTGTCGTTCAGGCTCCATTGCATCCACTTGACGGCCTCAACCGGGCTTTGTCCGTGGAACGATCCTGCCAGGCGGTCAACCGGCGCGGATATCTGCGGGCGCTTCTGCCCCCACTGCGGCGCCTTGATCAGACCGATGATTTCGCTCTCGCCGGCGAAATAGATGTACGCCAAAGACTTCTTTCCATCACCGAAGTCGATGCGGGCAGTTGCCTCGAAGATCAGCGCGAACTTGTTCGTTCCTTCCGTCTGGATGCCGGCATCGCTTACCCGCGCCTTCTCTGGATTTTTATCCTCACGGGTTTTCTTGGTTTCCATCCATTCGTCAACGTCGTCCGCGCCGTCAGGCAGAACGAACGTGCCGCTCTTCACCATTTCCTCGATTTGATGCTTGGAAAGACGCAACTTCTGGCAGACGATGGCAGCTTTCTCGATATCGTTGCACGTTGGAGGAATGACAATCATATCCTCGGTCGCGAAGTCAGTAACGGTCGGACCTTGCTCGACCACCTTGTCGTCAACGATTTCCTCTTCCTCGACTTCGGGATCGACCACATTGTCCAGTTGCTCGACCACCGGGTTACGCTTGATCATGCCGGAAACGTCGCGGACTTCATGCATCCAGTCAACGTAAATGTTCCACTGCCCGGTAACGTCGCCAGCGATGTAGACCGACCGGCAAATCGACTTCAGCTTTGTGGCGCGGATGTAATGTTCCAGCAAGGAAAGCTGCGGTGTAGGACGAACACCGTCAGTTCCGATAGCATCGACATGCTTGTATTTGACCGGGAAATTTTGCTTCAGGGCGCGCTTGGAGCGGGCGCGAATGCAATCGCGGACGGCGGGGATGTAGCAAGTATCGTTCCCGTTGTACTTCTGGTTTCCGTCCGGTATTGCGTTGTAAATGTTCCAATATTCGGAAATTGCGGTATCGGCTTCTTGCCGGTTCTCGAACGCCTTGCGGATTGTCTTGTAAAACTTCTCGCAGGTCTTGTATGGCTTGCTGCGCGGCTTGGACGCCCAATTTTCAATCTTGTCCGGCGACGGCTTTTCATCCTTTTCAGGATTCTTCAAGCCATCGTCAGATTGCTTCTTTGCCATGTGCGGTTTCCGGCGGGCATTGCGCCTCAAGGGGAAGTGTCAACGCCATCCTGGCGTGAACAAAACAGATGCTACTTTAAAAATTGCGTTTTGGCAATGCAGAATAATACGCTATGCCACTTGCATTAAATGCATTCATCTGCGGTTTCGGCGCATTATCCTGCTTATCCAAAGCCGTTGTCAAGCACTCAAGCGATTCGGCCAGCGTCCGAGCAGGCCCACGCTCCGGTTCCGCGCTGCGCTCGCCGCCCGGTTTCGTCTGGAAATTGTAGCCGGAAGCAAGCGCCTGCATAGTGTGGCGAGCATTGGAATCGACTTGCAGCAAGCGGCGGCCACGCAGTTCGGTGCGCAGCATCGGCGACAGGGATGAGCGCGACATCACAGAATGCTCTGCGCGGTTCGCCCGGATGTTCGCCGCCTTCAGTGCGCCGACCAGCGGATTGCGGCCAATCTGATCAAATACGTCTGCCGGAACCCAGGCGGTGACTTGCTTGCCAGGATAGACGGCCCGAATAAGTTTCGCCATATCGGGCACACATTCGGATGGCATGAGCGGCGAAACGAAGTCGGCCAAAACCGTCAGGTATTGTCCATCGAGCGCACACAGAACGGCGCATGTTTCTGTGCCTGTCGAATTCGCGGCGAGCAACAGTACTGCGGTGCGCGGCATGACGTATCTGTCAACGATATTAGAAACAGAAAAATCTCCATAAATCGGAGTTCCTGAAAATACTCTCGGGGTGTACGCAAGCGCATTCAAAACGTCCTTTTTCCCAGATGGGAAGTTCAAAAGTTGGGAAACCAAAGTCTTGTGCCGCGCCCGACCGCCGACAAAGACAACATCGCCAGCAATGAAAAATGGCTGCAACCCCATGATGAACTGATCTTTGTCGCGGTCCTGCGGCGCGTTGACCGGCTTGACCGTGAGCATTGAACCGGTATCGAGCATCTTCGCCCGGATCGGTTGCAGCAGCCATTCGTCCAGCGAGTTCTTTTCAATCGTCACGTCGCAATCGTCATACCGCTCCGAAGCGTCGAAGGCCAGAGAAACAATCGCATCCGGCTGCAAAAACTGGCCGTTCGACTCCCAGACGTAAATCTTGGTTCCGATTCGAGAAACCACCACATGCCCTGTTTGATCGGACTTTTTAACATCCACCGTCCGGGCCGGGTCGATAATCGCAACCTTCGGCGAATACATCGTCGGACCGACGTCGGCAAAGACCAGCATGTCTTCAGTGAACGGCTTGCCGGCGGCGCCAGCCGGAATGAGCATGTATTCCTGGTTGAACTGCTTGAGCATTCCCTCGGATGCGAGTTGATCACGCTTGTTGCGAATCCACTCCATCGGGTAGCGCCCATGCCACGCGGCAACCGCATCCGGCGAATCAATATCGCCTTCGCATATCGGAAACTTGCCAGAAGTCCAATTCTCTGAATTGTGCGCCCGCACCATCATGCAATCATCTGCCAGCGGAGTACCTGTCATGCGAACCTTGCCGAGTTCGGTATCCATCGCCGGGATCAGTTCGGTATGCAGCTTGGCCCATTGCGCCTGAACCGTTTCGGAATCCTTGACCAGCGTCTTATTTTCGATGTCGTCAAGATAAGCGCGATCAGGGCGGTATTGCAAATACTTGTATCCCCGAATTTCCTCTTCCCAACCGTGCGCCTCAATGCAAACCCCGTTCGGCAAAACGATCTTGTTTTCGCTCCAAGTGGTTCCCTTCTGCTTCCCGAACAGCGTGTAAATCTTCATGTTCGTGGACAATTCGTACTTCATCGCCTCGATGCGCTGGCAGGCTTTCGTGTACGTTTCGCCGAAGATCAGCAGGTAGCGGAAGTTCGCAAAAAGCGCCTCCAGAAGCAAAAACTCCTCCGACAGCGTTGTCTTCGCACCTTCGCGGAATGCCTGAATCGAAACCAGCGGATCAGCCGACCTCCAGCAATCCATTATCGAAACGTGGAATTCAGGAGTCTGCTGCCGGTGCCGATGCGGGAAGATCATGCCCGACGCCAGCGCCCGATCCTCGCTGATCTGCCGAAGCGTGCTCTCTTTCGATTCGCTCACCGAAGTCTTTCAATCGCCATATCGAGAAGCCACCCGGAAGCTTCATGTCGATTCAACGTAAAGCTTTCTGCTATGAAATGATTCCCATCTGCGGTTCGGTAGTGAATCGTAACCTCGGTGACTTCGCCAGATTCGGCCATTTTCAAAATCCTCGATAGAAGATCGACAGACGAATCTTTCACACGTTTTTGCGGAGTTTCAAGCAATCTGATCGAAGAATTCCCCGCCTGCTCAATGGCAAGCTCTTCAGTCTTCCGCCGATACTCTTCACCGTGATGCCCCATGGACCAGAATCTTAACCCTTTTTTCAACCTTTTGAAATATCGCAGACCAGGAGGGGGGTGGGTAGCGGCAATAGCCCCCGTCCGAGGGGGGGGGGCGGGTGGTCCCCGAGTTGTCTTGACGAAATCGCCTAGACGCCGCTCGATCGGTGGCCCGCCCCGCGTCCGAGTGCATTTGACATAATGCCCCATTACGCGAAATTGGCAACGAGACACAATCCCTTTGGAATCAAGGACTTACGGCGCATTGGTTGGATTGACAGCCATCCGCACGGATGGGCCTACTAGATGTAGTGCTAGACGTTGTAAATTGGTGTGATTTTGATAACTGGCACGGACTCTGCTAGTAGTTCTCCGCTACCGTTGCCGTTGCCGTTCTTTGCCTTCCAACCCCTGAGGGGATCCAACTCAGCAACATCAAGGGCAACTGCATTATACATTCAACCGTCAAGGGCTTGTCAACTCCGCCGCGCGAACCTTTTGACGTCAAGGGGAAGAGCCGATCGCCGAGCTATCCGCGCTATCCATGGTCTTGTCTTGTTTTTGAATAGTCGATTGAATGCATGCTCACCTGGGCGCGCGCGAGAATAGTGCGACACCGGTCGAATTCCGCGATTTTCTGATTAGTTTAGCAAGTTCGGATTTGAGGCATTACGGCATGACTGCAAGTGCCTCATGCGCCATTTTGACGGCGATGTAGGGCAAAGTTTTGTCGCCCCATTTTTGTCGGTAGAGGATTTTCTGTATCCATCGGCGATGATCCTCTTTCGGCGCCAGGATGCCGACAGCGCTCAACTCGGCAATCATTTTCGTGGCATTTTCCCGCGCTTGCGGGCTTACATCGGCGGGCGGCGGCAGCAAATCGTGATACGCAGCGGTACGTGGCAGCGGCTTGCAGTCGGCCAAAAATTCCGGCAGCGTTGGCGGAAACGTCCGGTCGATCAACGCCCGGAACCCTTTGCGCAAATCCATGGCGCTGAATTTTCCCATTTCGTCGGCCCAAACACGCTTGACCTCGGCCATATCGGACCGCGACCACATTTCCAAAAACCGATTGCCGTAGAGCGCTTCCATGCGGGCAAACAGCCGTTCAATCGAATCCATCGAGAGTGGGCGTGATGTCGATGATGTTGTAATTTCGTTCATTTTGATCCCTTTTTTTTCCGGTTAAAATTTCGTGCGCTTCGCGGAGGCGCTTATCACGCGCCGATTCGTAACCGATCGCTCTGTCTGTTGGCGGTGGAATCGCCCAATCTGCAAGGAAATGCAGTCCAGGCCCGAAAAATGTAGCTGGTTGCTTGACGAATTGCGGCTCTGTACCCATCGTCGCCACGAAGGCCGCATAGCGCAATGCTCCCGCCATCATCGCCGATGGAAGCTCACCGGCTTTACATCTGGCCTTCCAAGCCTTCAATGCATCGGCTTTGCTTGCTCCTGGCCTTTTCGGGTAATTTTTCCATGCCTCTTCAAATTCTTCAGGAGGCGAAGCCGACGATATAGATTTTGACTTTGTTTTTAATAAAGGTGAAGGTGAAGGTGACGAGCATCGTTTAAGCATTGCTTGAGGAGTGCTCGAAGCATTGCTTGAAGCATTGCTTGAAGCATTATTTAACCCATCATTTTTACCCTTCCAACGGGCCGCAGCGGCAATCTGGGCGCGGTTCTTCGTGAATTCCTTGTGATTTTTTGCTAAATCCATTTCCTTGTCAATTCGACTATGCCGCCAATATCCATCGACCACCTCGAAGTAATGCTTCAAGCATGCTTCTAGCATCAACCAAGATTCAACCGGCAATCTTGTGATTTGTGCAAGAGTTTCTGGGTTGTCTGGAGGAGGTCCGCTTTTCCAGTAATCCATCATCAACAGAAAATAAGCGCCATGCTGCGTCGTGGTAAGCCTGGTCGTGGCCGCGAGATAATCGCCGATGTAGACGGGCATCCAGATATCAGCTTTTGTCATACTGTTCCCTCTAAAGCACTGTAGCCAGCCGCCTGGTGCGTGACTAGCGCCCCACGCAATGCCAGGTAGGACAAGCTCCCGAGTATGCGCTGGCGGCTGGCTAAAATGCTCTGTGGTTTGATTTTCATTGCTGTCCAGTGTAGGTATTTGGTCGAATAGTCAACCCGACGCCAAAATTATGCGCTCTCCCCTGTCACTCTGCAAGATTTTTGTCAGTTCGGCGGAGCACAGACAACCTTGTAAGACAAACTCCTACAAAAAATACAGAATGCCATCCTAACTAAATCCTAATTTACCGCTTGCATTATCCCAACCGATTGCTAATATACAGGCATTGATTCGACACACGGAGAAATAATGAAAACGACAACATTGAACGCAATCCGATCATGCTCTCCATGTGCGTGTGGTTGGGCAAAACTTCTCTCGCATCTCGGAAAAACCAAGGCCGACGACGAACCGCTGAGATTCGCGACGATTTTGGAGTCGAACGGCTTGGATGATGCGCTCTGGTGCATGCGATCCGCGCCGCAGTATGGCAGGGATTGGCGATTATTTGCCGTTTGGTGTGCGCGTCAGGCTGAGCATTTAATGACCGATCAGCGTAGCCTAAATGCAATAGATACCGCCGAGAGATTCGCTGCTGGCGAAGCAAGCCAGCAAGATTTGGATGCTGCCAGGGCTGCTGCCGGGGCTGCCTGGGCTGCCGCCGGGGCTGCCTGGGCTGCCGTGGATGCTGCCGCCGCCGACGAAGCTGATGCTGCCGCCGCCGACGAAGCTGCTGCTGCCGCCGCCGAAGCTGCTGCCGGGGCTGCCGTGGATGCTGCCTGGGCTGCTGCCGGGGCCGGGGCCGCCGCCGCCGCCGAAGCTGCTGCCGCCGCTGCTGCCAGGGCTGCTGCCGGGGCTGCTGCCAGGGCTGCTGCCAGGGCTGCTGCCAGGGCTGCTGCCAGGGCTGCTGCCAGGGCTGCTGCCAGGGCTGCCGGGGCTGCCGCCGGGGCTGCCGGGGCTGCTGCCGACGCTGCCTGGGTTGCTGCCGGGGCTGCCAGGGCTGCCGTGGATGCTGCCGCCGCCGACGAAGCTGCTGCTGCCGCCGCCGCCGAAGCTGCTGCCGAAGCTGCTGCCAGGGCTGCTGCCAGGGCTGCTGCCAGGGCTGCTGCCAGGGCTGCTGCCAGGGCTGCTGCCGGGGCTGCTGCCGGGGCTGCCAAGGCTGCTGCCGACGCTGCCTGGGCTGCCGCCGGGGCTGCTCAACGGAATGAATTTCTCCGCATAATTTCCAAGGAGTGATCATGTCAGAAATCAAATTAACCGGCTATTTTGATGGCCTGCGCGGGAATTTTCCGAGGCCGCAGCCATTAATCCAGCTCGACGGAAAAATCAACCAGGCCGCGCAGGACTATCTTTGCGGATATTGCGATGGGATGCATGACCATGCTTTCCCGAATGCGAAAATTGAGGCGCTTGAGGCGGCTTGCATGAGGTGCTGAAATGACAGAACAATGCAAATCCGGCGGCGTTAAAGCTGAGCTTGAAAATGTTGTGCCATTTAAAAATGGCGGGAGGAGTGAGAAATGAGCGTACCAGCCAGAAATGAGCGCGGCAAGGCCCGGATCGCCGATTGGTTATACGAGTTCGGCAGCGTTGATTTACCGACTCTGAAAAATCGGATGCGAAAGGTCATTGGCGGCGATTGGTCCAATACCTCTCGGTCGATTGACTTGATGGTCGCCGATGGTCAAATCATCGCTGACGACAATGGCATCCATTCGATTAGCGACGAAGTTTTCCAATGGTGTCGCAAGCGAAAAGATGCCATGAAACCGCCGCCGCATATCGAACTGGTCAAGCCGCGCACTGCGCCGCCGTTTCGCGAATGGAGAGCAGAAATGTACACCGGCCTGCGTGATCGGATTCGAGACATAACCCTGAAAAACGGCCTACAAACGCCGGTAGCTTTTCACAAGATGGAGGATGCGGAATGAAATCAAAATACGCCGATCTGTTGAGCATCGCGCCGGGAGAGCGGAAGCGCAAGCCGATTGCCGACGCGAACCGCATAAGGGTTTTTTGCGCGACGACGGCAAAACGGCACGGCGTCGAGTTGGCGACCGAGACAAAGGGGAAGTTCATTTATGTTTTTTTGAGGGGCGAGAAATGAAGATTGAAATTAAAAATAGATGGGATAATTCGTTATTATTTTCGCATGACTGCGAAGAAAATACACTAAAAATCACATTGTTAATGGCGTTGAAAGCATCAACGGACCTGTA